CCGCAATTTACACTTAAAATGTCTGCTTATTTACATTATTCCTATTTGGTTCAACATCCGGACTGGGTCGCTCCCAGGGTAAGGGTTGAGAACAGGTTTTCTATATTTGCTAACTTTAAGAGGTACATGTTTGGCGTCAACAGACATGTTACCAATAAAGAGGAGACTGTCGTCCATGCTTTTGTGGACAATGGTGATCATAATATCCTCTTGAATGATGGTATGACTTCTATGGAATCATCACTTGATGACGAGACCGAGAATTTTGGAAAGTGTCCTAGAACTACTGATAGGGTAGTTAGGAAGCGATTCAAAGTTCCTTATATGCAACGTGTTGTTAGGGAGTTGAGGATTGAATTCCCATTCCTTACAACACCGTATACAAAATCCAATTATGGAGCCATACACTATAAGGCTTCTTCGATAATGAAGGCACATGGTATTCGTACCACTTTGATTGGTGGATTGGCTGCTCAGATTACTTCTTTGTATTTTGTACCAAACAGAGACGACATTGCTGCTCAGAATTATATGGATTCTGCTGAGATGATGTTGGCTAATTTGGAGTTCCATTCTTCTGCATATAACAAATCCACCCCTATATCCAATGTGGTAAGGAGGGTGGTACCACGCTTTGGTAGTAGTACCAGGCGTGGTTTTGTTCCTGAACAATAAGGGGGCCTAGCTTGTGTCCTAGGAAATGATACGATTGTTAACAATGAAAGCGTGATTGATTGCGATTTCGATTGGGATAGCAAACGTATGGTTTCCGGTTTGATAGGACACAAGACGGGTGGCCTTATAAAGGTTAAACGGATGACGAAGATTTTGGGTGTGGGCCCAAGAGCTACCGTTTCTGCCTTTAATAATAGCTTTCACAATTATGAACAAGCTATTAAATGTCGTATATTCACTTATAAGGATGGATCCGGTAAGTGGATATCGAAGGACTCCTTCCCACACGATGATTCTGTATTCGAAGAATTGTTATCGGATGAATTTACATTTTTAACCTCTAATAACCGAGCACACACCCCAATCCACGTGACTAAATATCACGAGTTGTATTCTGGTCTGAAAAAGCGACGTTATAAGAGGGCAGGGATCAGCTTGACAGTCTCCCCCCTAAAGAAGAAAGACTGGCAAATTAAAATGTTTATAAAATTCGAGAAAGATATTCGGAGTGCTAAGCCGGATCACGTTCCCCGTGTCATATCACCTCCTGGAGATAGAATGCTTGTGGTTGATGGTTGCTATGTAAAGGCAGCCGAACACTCAGTCTATCTTAAGGTTAATGATATGTACGGACATATTGTCGTTGCCAAAGGAATGAACTATTTACAACTAGGAGGAACCATTGCTAGTCATTGGTTTTATTTCGTGAAATGCGTTTCTATCGATCTCGATGTCAAACGCTTAGACCAATCTATTACAAAGATTGGCCTCCGAAAGACTCACGTCGTGTTGTGCTCATTCTTTGGGCCTGAGGAAGCGGATAGAATTATGCAGTTGTTTGAGAAGCAGTTATCTACTCATGCTAAAGCTCGCTGTGATGACGGCGACTTTGAGTATTGGACCGAAGGTACTTTAACCTCCGGCCAGGTTAACACGTCCATGGTTGGAGTGTTGCTAGTGACTGCTATTTTGCATGGTTATTTCCGTTCGATCGGGGTTAATGTTAGATTGATTAACTGTGGTGATGATTGTACCATCTTCTGTGAAGAGGGAGACATGACCAAAGTTAAGGAAGGGTTGGTGGACTGGTTTTCTAAGTTCGCCATGCGTATCAAATTGTCGGATGTTAATAAGGAACTCGAAGGAGTAGAGTTCTGCCAGACTAGACCAATCTGGACACCTGATGGATACCAAATGGTACGTTGTGTTAGAGATGCAATCATTAAAGATTCTGTTTGCATTGACCCATTAGATAATGAGGTTAAGGCCGCTAAATGGCTTAATGCTGTTGCTAATGGTGGGATTAACACACATGGGGGTATTCCCATCTTCCAGGATTTTTATACATGCTACGCTAGAGGCGCTGACAGTATATTGAATTCAGTCAAACTAAACAAACGACAAAAGAAAAGAGCATATAATAAAGATGTTAGGAGTGTTGAGAAGAGCTCAATGTCATATTGGGGTAAAGGTATGTCAAGAAAGTATAATGATGTTATTGATCCCAAAACCAGAGTCAGCTTTTATAAGGCGTTTGGTATAACCCCCACACAGCAGCTCAACCTCGAGGAATATTATCGACATTGTAATATTCGCTACACCGATATGAAGCTCTATCCATCTGAGACAAGTGATTGTTTCAATCAATGGTATTAGCAACTGGGCGATTGTTTACCGTAAGTAAACACTCTTGTTGAGTATAATCACACCCTATCCGGGTTACGTATGTCTGGTGGTGCATTCACTGCCATTGGGTCGCACATTTAAGGACCAAAACGTTTGATTTTCTGTAAATATTTACGTGCTAAACAAAATGCCGAGAGACTGCACGGCTCCTCGTTAGATATGTGTGATGAACAGTCCCGTTTTGGCTTGCGGTATCCAATATAATGCCAAACAAAATTAATAAAATGATAGCTCGTCAAAATAAGAGCAAAAACAAGAAGAATAATAAACAGAACAATAAGACCCAATCTACTGAAGCTAGTTTGGGTCGTCACCTCTTACGTGCACTAGGAGGTTTGGGAGGAGGTGCCGCTGGATTGTTTACTAATGGTCCTGCAGGCGTGCTCTCTGGCGCAAATGCTGGTTATGCTTTAGGGAATAGGGCCGCTACAGTTCTAGGTATGGGGTCATATACTGTTAAAAGTAACACATTATATGATAATACCATTAGAACTGGACAGGTTCCTAATATGCATACTTCTGGTCAGTCAGTTATAGTCAGACATAAAGAGTATATTGGTGATGTTGTGTCTTCAGCTACTGCTGGAGCGTTTAACACCACTAGTTTTCCTATCAATCCTGGTATGGCTCAAACTTTTCCTTGGTTGGCTGGTATTGCTAATCAATACCAGGAGTACACTTTTAAAGGTTTGCTCTTTGAGTATAAGAGTGCTAGTGCAGATGCGATTGCATCTAGCACTAATACTTCTTTGGGTACTGTCATTTTCACTACCAGATACAATCCTATACTTCCCGCTCCTACCGGTAAAGTTGACGCACTTAATGAATATTATGCATCAGATGCCAAACCTTCTGAAGATTTTTGCCATTTCATTGAATGTGATCCTAAAGAAAATCCATTCAATGTTTTGTACGTAAGGGATACTACATTACCATTTGGTGCTAACAACAATTCCAATAATTTTTCTCTCCAGAATTATGATTTGGGTGATTTGTTTGTTTGTACCCAAGGATTGCAAGGAACCAGTGTTGTCTGTGGTGAGATTTGGGCCTCTTATGAGGTTGAGTTGCGTAAACCAATTATTACTGATTTTGATTCAGTTCAGTCTAATGGCCAATTCTCACTTACGAATGCTTCTGGTATTTCTACCTCCAATTATTTTGGCACCAATCCTGTTCTTGAACAGGGATTTCCTGGTGCCACTATCACCGTTACGACAAACACTATTAATATAATTGGTCCTTATGAAGGGTCTTTTATGGTTTTCTACTATTTATCTGGTAGTTCAGGTGCATGGTCCACCCCCAGTTGTAACCCTACCACTAATTGTGTTGTCTCTAATGTGTTCTTGGCTGATTCTGCTTCTGCTCTAGTAGCTCCCAATGGTGGGTCCACTACCTCTCAGATCATATTTGTTAAGTGTTTTACTTACTCCAACACTTCTGCTCTCTCCAACGTCATGACTGTCACAATTAGTGGTGGTACTTTTGTTTCACCTACTCAAGTTGAATGTTGGGTTATACCTATTAGTAATGAATCAGTTTAATGTTGCTATCAATCGTTTACAGGTAGACGTTAATTACCTGGATCAGACTCATGTTGTCATCTACTCACTTATTATCATTTCTTTTATGATGGTATTTTTGGTGTATTTGATATACTCATTGTTTGATTAGAGATCATAACTCTTCAAATGTAATCGTGGTACACCACGCTTGGTAATGAGATTCCTGGTTGGTTGCATATAAACTCAATTGTTGCTTTGACTAATCCTAAGAGTTGGCGCAATTGTCATGGTCGTTGGGTAGCTCCCCTCACCCGCCACAGGCGAAGGCGGTATAATAAGAAACCTGAAAAACATTGTATTATTTATTTGTATATTTGTAATTTTGTTTTAATTTGCCAGTATCCCAGTGCTGGATGGCTTTCAAACGGCCCATGTTTAAG